CGGGTCTCCCATGTGGGATTTCCGAGACCGCCGCTACGAATCCTGGGACCGCTTCAAACGGCGGCTTAAGGAGACGAAATGGCAGTCGAAGGATCTCGCCGGGAAGTACCTCGAGTTTCATTTCGGGTGGGCGCCCCTCTGGGGCGACATCTGGAACGCTGTCGACGTCCTGCAATCCCCGATCAACAGCCAGCGCGTACGCGCCCGGGCGAAGAGTGAGGTTGGCTATTACAAAATGGGTACTGAGGAAAACAGCTCCAACCCGGCAGCTGTCTACCCTTCGTACACATCCGTGAAGGCCGTCAATCACCACTTGTACCGGATACGCGTGCAAACCGGCTGTGATGTCGCAGTCACAAACCCAAACCTGTGGCTCGCGAACCAGCTAGGGCTGACCAACCCCCTCGCTGTTGCGATCGAGGTAATACCGTGGAGTTTTGTCGTGGACTGGTTCATTAACTTGAACACGTTCTGCGGTCAGTTCTCCGACTGGTATGGGCTCACGCTCGAGAGGGCGTATCACACTGAGCGCATCAACCTCTTCTGGACGTACTACAACCGGGTCACTTACAAGTGGCTTGAAGGTGGTGGCTACGTCTATGGCTCATCGACCAAATGGGCTGATGTTACTGCGTCTCAGATGAAGAGGGGTACAGGCCTGGCCTATATCCCACTCTCGATTCGTCCCTGGAAGCTCTGGGTCTGGCGAAGGACGGCAGCTGCCGTCTCTCTCGCTACTCAGAAGCTAGTCAGGTAACACTCCTTTCTACCTTTAAAGGTGAAGATATGGCAGCAATTGCCAACAAGGTCGTCAAGAAGGCGGACGAACTCACCAACATCACTTACGATGCTCTGGTGGGAGCCGCCGGCGACAATGCCGACGCGTTCTGGCGACAGGACACGGGTGCCGCCGTGGGTCTCCCCACGGGGCTCCGCGCGACCCTCCGCTTCCGTACCGGATGGAACGGTCCGAAGACTGCCCGCAAGGCGCTCATCACTTTCGAGCGCCCCTACGCGACGCAGGACACGACTACCACCCTGTACTCGGCGAAGGACCGCGTGATCGGCCGGCTCGAGCTCGTTCTGCCCCAGGCCATCCCGGCCACGGAGCTGAACGAGTCCGTCCACCAGTTCCTCAACTTGCTCGCCGAGACGGCGACCAAGACGGCGCTGGACTCCGGCTACGCCCCGACTTAACGGTCGGACCCGGAGCTAGGCATGTTGGACGATCTGACACATGTCGCTCGTTGTCTCTACACGAGCATCGGGACCACCACTGCGAAGTCGTGCATTGCTATGCTCGACCGCGGTGACTGGAAGGGTTTGGCATCTCTAAAAGTCGACCCTCGTTCGTATGACTCAGCTATAACGTACCTCCTTGACGTAACCGCCGCGTCGTTCCTGAAGAAGTGCGCTGCACTTCCGACTGGGATAGACAAAGCGGCCGTTGCCAAGGAGACGTGGCTGGCGTGCGAACTGAAGAACTACCGTACTAACCAACGACTCTGGCCATACGCGGTCACCTTTGGTGACTCGCTCGACCAGCGCATCGTCGAATTCTTCGACGCCGTGCGTAAAAAAGTCGCCTCGTGGATCGGGTGGTTTCCACCTAATCTGCGAGACGGGCGGTTCGGCCCCGGTTCTTCATTCTCCCGAGGCGCGAGAGAATCGACGACTCTCGAAAAAATCGCCGGAGTTCCCTCTGTGACAACTCGTGCCTGGGTGCACGTCTACCCCGTCTGGGTAGACACGCTCTGGGGCCGTTCAGTCGGCCAGCACGAGAATGCAGTTGAGTTTGTCGAGGGCAATCGCTTCTCGACAGCCCCAAAAGATGCAACGACCGACCGGTCGATCGGGATCGAACCCGATATTTGCATCTATTACCAGCTCGGGATCGACAACGTCCTTCGCGGACGCCTAAGATCTTCGACTGGCTGGGACCTCTCACGGGCGCAGGATATCCATAGGCGGCTCGCCTATGAAGCTTCTGTGTCCCGCCGGCGTGCAACGCTGGATCTGCGAAACGCAAGCAACACCATCACAGACATGTTTGTCAAATGTTCTGTGCCCCCCGCTTGGTACGATAGGCTTTCCAGCCTGCGTAGCCCGAAGACCTTGGTCGACGGCAAGTGGAGGAAGCTGGAGATGTTCTCCAGCATGGGGAATGGCTATACTTTCACGCTCGAGACGATCCTCTTCGCTGCCATAAGCAGCGTTGTAGCGAACTTGGCCGGTAAGCCAGGCGCCTTGGGTGAGGACATCTTCGTCTACGGCGACGACATCATCGTCGACAACGACTTAGTTCGTCCGCTGAAAGCAGCACTCGAATTCTGCGGCCTCGAGCTGAACCTCGACAAGTCCTTTTGGGGCGAGTCAAAGTTTCGCGAGAGCTGTGG